AGCTTAGCCATTATCTTTTTCCATCGGGTTTTACATCCATACGCATAGCTCCTATCCTAAATGAAACACCTATTACATTAGTATCGTCATCATTAGATTGAATACGTAAAACCGCTTGCCGTCCTCTTATTCTTGTATCTATTTTAGTTGTTACTGAAGTACATGAACTAGTTAATGCTGTAGTTAATTCTTCTCCAGGAAAGTTTCTTCTTTTTAAAACTATATCTACTTTTTGACCGTTGCTTCCTAAACTAGCTTCTCCTGTAAATCTAATATCAGGAATTATTCTACTTATTGATTGAAAATCTTCTCCTGCTGGATCTATATCAAAATCACTAGATTCTATAAATACGTTAGTCATTGCGGTGCCATCGTTATCATCACCTGTTTCGTGGTTATATAAATAACCTACATAATCTGCAGACGATGACGTAGCTTTTGGGTCTGGAAAAACTCCTTCATCTAACCAACAAGTTCTAGAAAGTTCTCCGATCATCCAAACATTTTCTTCGTAATTATAAGTAACATATTTATCAATAACATCAGCTGTACCTGAACAATAAAACCAACCCACTTCATCAAAAGCTTTATTTACAAAAGCAAATATTTGATAACTTTGTGTTTGGTTTATATCACTAAATATATATTCATCTACAGTACAAGGCATCTGTTGTATTGCTCCTGTGTATGAATAAAAACCTTTTTTATCCATCCAGAATATGCCTTTAGGAGTATTGATCATAGCGTTGGGTCCAACTAAGCCAACTCCCTCGTTAACTAAATTAACTGCAAAAACAAAAGGCTGACCTACAAAAGACATTGAATATAATGAAGTATCCGTCCAAATTAAAGTTTCTTGTCTCGCTCTAATTGCTCCTACAATAGCAGAACCTGCGGAAAGTCTAAACGAACCTGCAGTATTTGTAGGTAAAGGTTCCCATTGTTCAACGTTTTCTTGATCACTCCAAGCAATAAGCATAGGGTCTACTACGTTAGACCTAGTTACTCCTGAAGCACTTATCGGATCAGCTCCAAAACAGATAACATGTCTATCTATATCAGAAACTAAAACTTGCAAAGCTACTGTAGGAGCTAAATTAGCACCAGGAAGTTCCGAAAGAGCCACAGCTCTATTAGACACTCCACCACCTACATCATGGTAATAAATACCTGCTCCACGAACATTCATTATTAAATCTTCGCCAAAATTATCGTGAGACCAAATACGTAACTGGCTATTAGCCCCTAAAGCAGATACACTGCCCCAAGTACCTGAACCCCAGTAATCTGATCCCCAACCTGTAGAAGGAACGTATACGTCTAACCCTACATTAATTTGATAAACAGCATCAGCTCCTGAACCGCCATTACCTGAATCACTAGAATTAGCTGTAACCGTGTTTCCGCTAGTATCTTTAGCAGTAAAAGTAAAAGTATTTCCGCTAGGTACTGAAGTTACTTGATATTCTTGATTTAAAACATCTGAGGTAATAAGTCCGCCTAAACTAACTGCTCCACTTAAAGTAACAAAATCATTGAGAACAACCTGATGACTACTATCTGTTGCAGTTATAGTTGCACTACCGTCAGTAGCTGCGAAAACTATACCATTAGTTGTAGTAGCTCTGATAGGTGTTATATCGTAATAAACTTGTCCTTCTACGGCATAATATTTCCACGTTGTACCTAATCCTATAAGCCTAGTTCCATCATTATCAACCCAAGCATGTAATGCTCGTCCTGTTGATTGAAACGTAGTCCCTGTTGCTTTAGTCCAACCGCCTATTTTTTCAGGTAAACCTTTACGAAAACGTACTAGATTAGAATCAAACCAACCACCTTCATTAGCGTAAGCTGTTGATTCTTTATTTATTCCTGGTTTGAATATAAATTTTTGTAAAGGCATATCGTTATGCCTATAATAAAAATTTAGTTAATACTATTGAACCGAGTATAAAAGGATATACTCCCCAAAGCAGCATTTCTAATCTTTTAAATTTAGCAGAACCTTCCTCTAATCTTTTTTCGATATATTCATAACGAATAATACACTCACGTTCATGTGCATTTAGTTCTGCTAAAGCGTCCTTTACCGTAGGCATTATTTTTGTTTAGCTTTGCCTATATTTAATGCGAGCATGTCAATAAACTTATACAGTTTACCTATCCACTTGTCATCTTTAGGTGTTGGCGTTGATGCTGCTATTATTGAAGCAACTGTTACGATTGTAGTTATCCATCCAATAAGTTCTACCATTATTTTTCTCCTTTAGAAGATTCCTCTGCTAAAAATTCTTCTGATACTTTTTGTGTTGAAACGATAAATTGATTTTGAAAAACTTGTAAAGCTGCCTGAATTTGATCCATATCAAATTTTTGCTTAGCTTGTTTATTTCTTAAATCAGTTATTTGGTTAGCAAAATATTTTTGGTCTTCAGTCATTTCTGATTCTAAAATTTCTTGATCACCTATTATAGCTTTACTTTCTTGTTCGACAGTTTCTTTATTTTCCATGGTGTCCTCCTATGGTTTTTTGCACACTTGTCGGTGTGTTTGGTTTAAATTAATTTGCTGCGATGTAATCTGTTCCAGTAGTAACTGCTGCAACGTGTGTAGTTTTTTTACTACTTGCTGCTCCTGCTACATTTGGAGTGTCATCATCTCCATCAACTGGTGCGTATAGTAAGATTGTAGATAAGTGGTCTACGTTTCTTTGAACCATCTCATTTATTTCAGCTTGTGTCATTCCTTCAACGTGCCAACTTCCAGCTTTTACACCGTCAATTAAGTTTACGCTATCAGTTCCTGCTGCTAAACATTCTGTTACTGTTTGTGCCATTCTTATTCTCCTTTTAAAGTTTTTAACTCTTGTTTTAATTCATCTACTTGCGTAGACAGTTCTTGTACTGCTTTTACCATGACAGACATTAAAGCATTAGGTGCAACTCTTTGTCTTCCATCTGCTTCATCTTCTTGCCACATATCAAAGCCTTCTTTTAAATTATAAGTATCTATAGTGGCTTTAACTTCTTGTGCTATAAAACCATGATTATATTTACCGTTCATGGTTCTTTCTTCAGAACCTTCTTTGTATGCTTTCATTTCTGAAGGTATATCTTTTTCTTTTTTCCATTGAAAAGTAACAGGTCTTAAATCGTTTATAAAATCTAATCCTACTTCTTCGTCTTGTATATCTTCTTTTAATCTAATATCTGAAGGAGCTGTAATTGAAGTAGCACCTGCTGCAATATTAGAATCCGTACTGCCATCTCCAAAAGTAAAGTTTCTAGTACCCACTCCTGTAACACCGTACCCTAAAACAATACTAGCATCATTATCATTCGAAGCAGTTCTACTCTGAAATCCTATGATTGTATTATTACTACCTGTTGTTAAGTTTACACTTTGTGCTCCTGCTGCATGACCAATTACTGTATTACCACCACCTGTCGTTATTGAACTTGCTGCGTATGTACCTAAAGCTGTATTAGAAGAACCTGTAGTGTTTGCTGCTAAAGCACTTGTACCAACTGCTGTGCTTTCTGCACCTGTAGTGTTAGCATTAAGAGCATCTACGCCTATTCCGACATTAGAACTTCCTGTTGTATTTGCACCTAAAACATTTACACCTATAGCAACAAGTGAAGCTCCTGTAGTGTTTACATCTGCCGCACCTCTACCAACTGCTGTGTTGTTAGATGCTGTAGTGTTTGCGGCTAAAGCACTTACGCCAATAGCAACATTTGAAGAACCTGTGGTATTAGCTCCTAATGCTTCACTTCCTAGAGCAGAATTAAATGCGCCTGTCGTAGTAGCATCCATAGAACCTGCACCAACAGATGTGTTGTCAGTCGCTGTAGTGTTTGCTGTTAAAGAATTATAACCAACTGCAGTATTATTATCTGCTGTAGTGTTTGCGTCACCTGATAAACCACCTATAAAAGTATTTTGTTTACCTGTGGTTATATTGTGACCCGCTTCAAACCCGACTGCTACGTTGTACGCATCGGTAGCGGAAGTAAAGTTTTGGGTAAGTAAGGCTCTCCTACCAATAGCTATCGACCTGCTTCCTAATGTATCTGCACCTAAAGCATCCGTTCCTATAGCTATGTTAAAGTCAGCATCTGTAAGAGCATCACCTGCGTTACCACCTATAAATGTATTTTGTAACCCTGTGGTTAATGCTGCTCCTGCACCTGAACCAATAGCTACATTGTAAGCATCTATAGAACTACCTGTATTATGAGTAGCTAAAGCATCATTACCAATAGCTACGTTGTGGTCTGAAAGTATATTAGTGCTCAG